CCGCGCTTTAAATGTGGCATAGTTTCCGAAACGACCGATATTAATCGCGGCTTCTTTGATTTAGCTGCAATGGTATTGACCAATTGCAACGCCGACCACGTCTTAGAAGAACGAGTACCACCGCGAAGCGCAATTACACGTACTTTCGGGTCAATGTATGCCGCGAGCAAATCGCTAAATACTTTCGTCGTTTCCATTACAAAAGGTCATCAAGTTCTGCAAGGTTATCCGCCGTTTGTTGGTCGCGCACGCTCACACGTAACACCGTATCGCCCGTAGTGTTTTGATTGACATTGTCAGCGATACCGTTTATACGGGAAATAAGATTTGCATTAAATACACCAACCGCAGCGCCTTCCACTTGTTGCGTGCGTACCGTTTGTTCAATGCACTCTATAACGGAAAGCAATTCCAACTCATCCGGTGTTGCCCGCTTGGCCTCCATCTTTTCCTTTAACGCCGATTTTGCGGTACGGAAATACGAAGAACTTACGCCCAAATAAACCGTAAGCCCGTCCATTGTGTACGGACGTCCTAACGGTACGTCGGCTTCTTCGGCAATGCCTTGATACTTTACCAGCTCGACCCTTTCCCAGGGGTGGCGGTCGCACCAATCAAAGTAGGCACAGGCTTCGGCCCACAACGTAGAACCGTCGCCGCCAAAGATTTTGTCTTTGCCGTGCTTCGTACGCAGCTTCCAAAACTGGTTACCAAATAAGCGCGGGCCTTGTGATTTCATATTAAACTTTCTTCTTTAATAGTTGCTTTGCCGCCGGGCTGTACCGCGATGACGATACCGCGCGGCGTTGTGTATGTTCCTGGCTTAATCGTAGTTCCGTCGGCATTAAGTACCGTTCCTTTGTTTGCATCGCCTTCATTCGGCGTGAAGTCAATAGGTAAAGTATCTTCGCCCATCGGATGACGCACAACCCCCGCAGCCGGTGGAACAAAGCCGGGTGCGGCGGGGTCAAGGTATTGCGGCTTTGCAAATACAATGCCCTCCAATTCGTCCACACGCTCCAATACTGCGTCTTGTTCATCTTCGCTTAATTCGTTGGGATAACCTGGCTCTAACACGGTTCTAAGCGTAGCCAATTCACTTTCAGGGCCGCCGTCAATGTTCAACGCCAAACGCTTTACCAGCTTATCGTAAACGCTGCTTTCGTCAATCGGCGGTACAGTTGTGCCGGCTTCGCGCTTATCCGCGGGCAACCCGTTGTACCACTCTTTTAATTCGCGCACGCGGTTACGCAGACAACTACTACACGTTTGCGGTTGGTCTCGTTTTCCGAATGCTTCGTTATACGCGGCATACACACGCGAAACGCTGTACTTGTGTTTTGCGGCTTCGCCGATAACTTCACGTACACGCTTTACCAATTGTGGCGTTGCGTGGTCGTAATTAATTTTAGTCATAAATTTTAAATTTGGATTTGATGTATAAATAATTCAGCAATCCCGAAACAACGGCGATGCCCATTACCATTAGCCGCCCGAATCGCAGTACTTTAATGGTAGGAAAAATACTACTTCGTTTTAACACAAGGAGGGCAATAAGAATACCGCCGATGCACGTAAGCCAAAACGCCATGCATTCACGGCAATTGAAAGGCTTGCGATTAATAAGAGGTTGTATTTTATCTGTAAATAACCATGATAAAATATACATTATCAATTCGTTACACAATAACAATACAAATACGAAAATTAAAAATAAAAAAGTATTCATACCATAAGGATAAATACTTTTAATTTCGTCTAAAGCGCAGATAGAAGATTGTCTTTTCTTGCACCGAAATGCCGCAATACATCTTTGCGGATTTGCCCGATAATAGGCCATACCCGCGTTGCGGGGTAGCCCAACATCTTAGCCAAATTCTTGTACGACATTTCGGGGTACAGGGCTATATAAATTTCAAACAAAGAACACGCCGCAGGGTCGTAATTGTTTCGCACGTAGTCCGTTATTTCGGTCTTCAAAGTATCTACGGTTTGTTCGTAGGTATCGTAATCAAAGTCGGGGGCAACAAGCATATCCGTGTCGTCCATACTTACGGGCGGTGCGCTTTTCCGTTTTTGCGCGGCTAAGTAATTCGTATGGTATGCGCGAAGAAAATAAAACTTATAGTCGCGCACTTCCAAACCTTTAAAGGCGATACAATCGTACACGCCTAACATAGTATCGGTGGCTATTTCATCGTCGTACAGATGGTCATAAATCAACCGCTTACGAATGGTTTCGCTATGCGCGCCGTACCAATCTAAGAACCCACGCGCCCGCGCTTCATTCTCCGGCGTAGCAACTTCGCCGCCGCGCAACTTCACATATTTTTTTCCTTTGTTGCTATTTCCGTTTCGTGCCATATTTCTTACGCAAATCTTTTATTTCGTTAAGTAAAAATGTCTGGTTGCTGTCTTTCGTTTCAACGCGCTTGCGTACCCGCATGTCGCGCGTTCCCTTGCACAAAAGACGATGTATAAAAATTTCTTTCAATGCGCCGCGCCGCAGCAATCGCGCAATAGTTTGTAAGTAGTGTTCGAGGTTCCACGTTACCGAAAACCAAACCATGCGACGCCCGCCGAACTGCATATTAAGCCCGTGTCCCGAGCCTTTCGGATGGATAAGTAATAACCGTATTTTGCCCGCATTCCAGTCGCGGAAGTCTTCAACCTTTCGCAGTTCGCGGGCAAACGGGAACCGCGCTTTAATACGTTCTAATTCATGCCGGAATTGGTAAACGCAAATAAAATTATCTTGGGCATATTGTGCTAACAATGCGTCCAACGTATCCAGCTTTGCCGTATTCAGTTCATACCACTTGCGCGGGCCGTCGCTATCAATATAAATCGCGCCACTCGACACCTGCAATAGCTTGTTTGTAAGGTCGGCGGCACTTTTAACAGTAACTTCGCCACCCTTCAAAAAGTCTAAAGCGTATTCGCGTTCCAAGTCGTCGTAAGTATCTTTGTCGAACGGCGACAATTCTATTTCATGGTCTACTATATGCAGGTCGGGCAATTTCACTTTATCACGGGTAAGCATCGTTAAGGCGATGTCTTGAATTTTACGCGCAATTGTTTGAACGGCTCCGGGTCGCGGGATATATTCGTACACAATCATTCCGTTACCCCGCGTTGTGAAATACTTATCTGAGAATTTACCGAAGGTGTCGCCCAACCGCTCGCCGTCATCAATCAATACCATTTGCGCCCACGCATCCACGTAACCGTTTGGTACAAACGTACCGGTCATACCCACGCGGTAAGGCGTGTCCGATAAATCCAGCGCACGGCGCAACTTCTTAAACCGGTTGCTGCCCCTTCCTTTGAATAGGCTTAGTTCGTCAATAACAACGCAGTCGAATGGCAACGCCCCAAGCCAAGCGCCGTAAGGCTCCCCCGTCTTTTCGCTTATCTTTTTGTAAAGAAATTTATCAATGAGCCACCCCAAATTATCTACCCCGATTATAAATATTTCGGCATCGGCAGATAAAGCCTTTTCGCGTTTGGTGGCATCCCCCGTAATCAAACTATATCGCACCCCATCAAGATGCGCCCATGTATGCAGTTCATCGGGCCAAGTAATATTTGCAACTTTATTTGGCGCAACGACTAACGTTTTAGTTATAGCACATTCGGTGTAGTGCATGTCGTACAAGTACGAAAGTGCGGTAACCGTTTTGCTTAGCGACATCCCTAAAAGCAAAGCGGCACGCGGGTTGCACATCAAATGTTCGTAGGCCTCCACTTGGTGCGCATCCGTTTTATACGTCTTACCGTCTTTAAGATTATGTAATGTCGCCGGTATCATAAGGTTAAAATAAATCCGTCGATTGCTTCAATAGTATTTAGCACTTCCACACGAAAGCCCAACGCCCGCAAACTCGCATGTACTTTAGTTTGCAACAATCGCGGCTTTTCGTATGGGGCTTTCGTCTCAACAAAAATGAGCAAGCCGCCCGGCAATAAACAAAGCCTATCGGGAAAACCCGCGTAGAACAATGGCGGGAATTTTACGCATTGACCACCTAATGATTTTATGCTTTGCACTAAATGCTGTTCTAATTTATTTTCCTTCATGTTACCTATGTTACTCGTGTTACCTGTTTTTCCTAAGAGATAAAACCATTAAAAAAATCGATTAAATCGTTTATACAATCAATATATTTATTATAAAATACTTTTGCCTAAAAGATAAGTAACAGGTAACACCGTTTGTTATGTATTGATTTTTAATACTTTAGCCG